TTTACCATGCTTAAAAAATTAAAAAATGTTATAAAGCAAAATTTAAAAATGCTTTTATTGACCAATCCGGGCGAGAGAGTTATGGAACCAGATTTTGGTGTAGGTATGAAAAGATATTTGTTTGAATCGTTTGGAACAGATGTTTTTTCTAGAATTGATTCAAAAATAAGAGAACAAGTTTCGCGATATATGCCGGCTATTTCAATTACAAGAATTAATTTCCACACTATTGATCCAGAAGGCAGTCGAATAGCTTTTTCTTTAGAGTATTCTATTCCGGCTATAGCGACAGCAGATTTATTAGAATTTACTATTTAATATTAAAAGGAATTTTTAATTAATGCCTGATGAACAAAAGAAAATTTTACCTATAGATTATACTCGTAGAGAATTTAATTCTATTCGAGATGATTTACAACAAATAGCAAAAAGATTCTATCCTGATACGTTTCAAGATTTCAGCGAGGCTTCTTTTGGCTCATTAATGATAGATGCCGTTGCTTATGTTGCAGATCAGATGTCGTTTTATCTTGATTATAACGTTAACGAAACGTTCCTTGATACTTCTTATCAGTACAACAATGTCTTAAGGCATGGTCGGATCCTTGGATATAAGAATCAAGGGCGCCCGTCAACTTACGGTAAGGTGGCACTCTTTGTTTTGATACCGGCTTCTGCTACCGCCATAGGAACAGATACAAACTATATTCCTATCTTAAAACGCGGCTCTCGCTTTACATCTAATACTGGATTAAATTTTGTTCTAACCGAAAATATTGATTTTGCAAATCCAAAAAATCAAGTTGTGGTAGCGCGCACCGATTCGTCTACTGGCGCCCCCACTTATTACGCTGTCAAAGCATACGGCAATGTAGTATCAGGATTTTTCTCGCAAGAAACAGTCGATATTGGAGATTTTAAGAGATTCAGAAGGCTGCAGCTTAAAGCCAACAACATATCTGAAATTATTTCGATTAAAGATGCGCAAGGAAATGAATATTTTGAAGTTGGTTATTTGTCACAAGATATTGTTTTTAAAGAATTAACGAATAATAATTTCAAAAATGATAATGTTCCCTCCATTTTGAAACCGTTCATTGTTTCTAGAAAATTTGTTGCAGTTCAAGAAAAAACAAGAACCTTTCTTCAGTTTGGTTCTGGAGAAGCGGGACAATCTAATGTGGCTGCGGATCCTCAAAAAGTGGCCTTAAACATCTTTGGCAAAAGTTATGTTACTGATACCACTTTCGATCCATCAAAGTTATCTAAAAATCAAAATTTTGGTATAGTTCCCGCCAATACGACTCTGACGATTATCTATAGGGTTACAAATCCAACAAATTCTAATGTGGGGGTGGGCTCTCTGAATACAGTATCGAGTAATAGAATGAATTTTAAAGATCGTGCAGATTTAACTAATACAACAGTACAGGACGTAATTAATTCTTTAGAAGTTTCTAATGAAGAGCCGATAGTCGGTAATGTTAGTTTGCCAACTACTGGAGAAATTAAAAGAAGAATTTACGATACTTTTCCAACTCAAGATAGAGCAGTGACACAAGCCGATTATGAAAATTTAACATATAGAATGCCGGCCAAATTTGGCTCCATTAAAAAGGTATCAGTACAAAGAGATCCAGATTCTAATAAAAGAAACTTGAATCTCTATGTTATTTCTGAAGATAATTTTGGAAAATTGACAGCTACGAATAGTACTATAAAAAATAATTTAAAAATCTGGTTGAATAATTTCAGAATGCTTAATGATACAATTGATATTCTTGATCCTTTTATACTTAATATCGGGATTGATTTTGTAATCACCACAACAGTTGGCGCTAACAAATTTGATGTACTTGAGAAAGCCATGGCACAACTGAAAAGCAAATATGCCGCCCCTTACAATATTGGTGAACAATTTTATATTTCTGAAGTATATCAAGAACTTAAAAAAGTTACTGGTGTTTTGGATGTTGTAAAAGTAAAACTTAATAGCAAACAAGGTGGCAATTATGGTGCGGCTTCAATTGATATAAATGGTAATTTGTCACCTGATGGCAGTTATTTGATGGTTCCCAAGAACGCAATATTAGAGATAAAATTCCCCGAAGTAGATATAAGAGGTAAGATTAGATAATGGCGATTAAAAGATATACAGCCGATGCTGACACGACAATCGTTAATGCCTTTCAGTCTAATTTAAAGACACGCGGTACTGGCTCCAACGCCGGCGCCGCCGATGTTCTGGAGACCTTTTCAATATATGATCGTCAAGCAACCGGGTCGCAGGAACTTTCAAGAATCCTTATAAAATTTCCAATAGATGATATTACTTCCGATAGGACTGCCGGTACAATTCCGGCTAGCGGAAGTGTCAGTTTCTATATTCGAATGTATAACGCCAAGCATTCAAAAACCGTCCCAGAAGATTATAAATTGGTTGTTGCCGCCGTTTCACAAGCTTGGCAAGAAGGTGTTGGTTTAGACCTTGAAACCTATAGGGATTTGACTTACGGTAACACTGGCGCTAATTGGATGTCGGCGTCTAACACAGCGCTGTGGACAAGTGTTGGCGGTGATTATATCACAAGCTCGGAATATGTCTATGAAAAAACGTTTTCAACTGGACTAGAAGATTTGGAAATTAATATATCTCATTTGGTTGAAAAATGGATTGCCGGCACTCAAACAAATTATGGAGTAGGCGTCCATCTATCGGCTAGTTATGAATCATATTTTTCACAATCTAGCGGACGAAATAGTGGTAGCGTAGTATTCAATGCCGATGGCGCCACAAAATCTTATTACACAAAAAGGTTCTTTGGAAGAAATTCGCAATATTTCTTTAGGCGCCCCACCATAGAAGCAAGATGGAATGACGCCGTTAGGGACGATAGGGGTGATTTTTATTATAGTAGCTCTCTCGCACCCGCCGCAGATAATCTAAACACTTTATATCTTTATAATTATGTTCGTGGCACTTTGGTAAATATCCCAGACCTTGCCCCGGCCGGCAAGATTTTGGTTAGTTTATTTTCGGGCTCAACAGAAAACACAGTGCCCAGTGGTTCCAAATTGGTATTACATGATGGCAACACAAATGTTACAGGCGGCTGGGTATCTACTGGTATTTATTCGGCTTCTGTGTGCGCTACAGCGTCCGCTGCGCCATTGACAGAATTGTTTGATGTTTGGCATACCGGATCCACTTCGGGCGATCGAGCACTAGTTGGTGGTACCGTCTTCGCTACCGGATCCATCACGCCTAGTAAAATCATCGGTGGAATGGCCGCTGCTAAGCCGACATATTATTTAAATATTACTAATCTACGAGGCAGTTATCGCAAAGATGAAACAGCCAGATTTAACTTATATATTAGAAATAAGTATTGGAATCCGACCATATATACAGTGGCAACCACCACACCAATATCTACCACAATTGTTAGCGCTTCTTACAGGGTATTTAGAGTAATTGATGGATATGACGCAATTCAGTATGGTACCGGCTCCGATGAACACACATATTTGTCGTATCATATATCTGGCAATTATTTCGATTTTGACATGAGTTTATTGGAATCAGGATATTCCTATGCGTTCAAGTTCGCTTTCTATGATAATGGATTGTCATCTTGGGTCGAACAACCATACGTATTCAAATTCCGAGTAGAAGATTATGAGTATTAAAAAGCTTTTTAATTCAACTAATAAAAGCAGAAATTATCTTTCCGACGCTAACGAAAAAGATGCTTTTAAAAAAGTAGAATCCGCTCACAACGTCAAACAGGCAATCTCAAAACAGGAAACATTTGAGCCTCAAATTGATTATTCTGAACCGGAGAATTTTGCTAGATTTGGTTCTGCTAAACTGTATTATCAGGCAGCAATGGAAAGGATTTATAATTATTATCCTTATGATGGATCTGAAGCAGAGATAAATCAGTTCCTTAACGAATCTTTGGATATAGAAAAGTATGTTCTTAATAATCTATATCCAAGAACATATGGATATGCAAATTTTGATTCTAGTTCTTATATTGATTTTACGGGTGGTCCCCATACATTAACCAACACAAAAACAGCAAAATTATTTGATAATCCCGCCGCTTCTCAAAGAGGCTATGCCAACGTTTATGATACAGATATATACCAAACCAAAGGCTTGCCTTCGGATTATGCTTCTGGTTCTAGGGAATCTAACTTAAAGAGCAATTTTGATAACGGGGTTACTGTCGAATTCTGGCTTAAAGTCGGAACCATAGACGCCAATGATCTACAAACTGTTCTGGATATAACCAATAATGAAAGTCCAGAACAACGGCTACAGATTCAATTATCTGGTACTTCTGGCAGTCCATTTAGAATTACTCTTAATTCTGGCTCTGTTAGTAGCTCTTTGAATTCAATTGGAAGCGGGCCCACTACATCTTCGCTTACGTCATTCACCCATTGTGCTATAGTTTTACAAAACGTTTCCTCTGCGGTGCAAGCCAAGCTTTATGTTAACGGAGTTCTCGATCATACGACCAATTTGGTAATGGCGACCACTTCTTCCGTTTCGGCATTTGAGCAAAAAAATCTTAAAGGAAGAATTGCGGCGGCTTTTGATGGAACGAATACTTTTTCTGGCTCAATTGACGAATTCCGTTTTTGGAAAGTCGCAAGAAATGGCGCCGAAATTGGTAGAAATTGGTATACGCATGTAAGAGGCGGCGCCAATTCAGATATTTCTAATGCCGATTTGGGCGTATACTATAAATTCAATGAAGGTACAACTGGCGTAACTTCTACAGATAGCACTGTTTTGGATTATTCTGGCCGCATTTCTAATGGAACTTGGACTGGTACCGTATCCAGAACACTGTCCTCGGCCATAGTTGAAGCCAGCGCTAGCGCCGCAGAGTATAAAGATCCAATTATTTATGCAAGTCATGGCGATGTTGATGCCTTAAAAATAAATTTGGAGAAAACTGGTTCGTTCCATGATAGTAACAATCACAATTCATTTGTAAGCCTAATTCCAGGTTGGATCTTGGAAGAGCATGAAGAAATGGGAAATACGAATCCAGATATTATTTCGCATATAGTTGGCAGTTATTTCGATAAACTTTATTTACAAATTTCCGCTCTTAAAACATTTAAGCAGCCGTTATATACTAGTAGTTCTGCCAAACCACTACCATTTGCGAAACATTTACCGCAATCTCTAGGCCTTTACACACCTGAAATCTTTGTTGATTCCGATGTCTTAAATAAGATTTTAAATAAAACCGATACACTTAATTTTGAATCAGATTTAAATGATACAAAGAATCTGATATATCTCAATCTTTACAATAATTTAGCTAATATTTTTAAATCAAAAGGTACGGAAAAAGCAATAAGAAATGTTTTAAGATGCTTCTATGTTGATGAAGATTTGATTAGGCTGAATACATATTCGGATAAAGCCACCTTTACGCTAAGAAATAATTTACAACAACGAATAACAAATATAAATTCAATTAATTTTAATACTTCGGGCAATACGGGTTCAGTAATTTACCAGAAACCAGATCCAACGGATACAGTCAATACGGTAGGATTTATTTCTGGTAGCGAGGGGATTGGTTATGAGAATCCGTATGGCTTTACGGCTGAAGTCGATGTCATTTTGCCATATTTTGATCCCACTAACGATAAGTTTGACAGAGAGTTCACAGATGTTTCGATTTTCGGTATGGTCTCCGCTAGCGCAGATCATCCTGACGATACAACAGCATATTCTACAGATAATGTAAATTTCCAAGTTTCTGCCGTTAGAGAAGCGGCTTATTCAAAAAATGTTCATTTTAGGCTTACATCTTCGGCCTCGCCAAGTCCATTCTCTACATTAACAAGTAGTGTCTTCTTTGGGGCCTATGATAATAGTCAATGGAACTTATCTGTAAGAATGAGGCCGAGCAATTATCCATTGGCCGGCCTCGTATCTGGTTCTGGTACCTATACTTATGATTTGGTCTTTAAGGGCACAAATACTGAAATTGGAACTGTTATAAATGAATTTATCGTAACCTCTTCTGTTTCAAAGACAGTTGGACAGAATTTCTTAAAAGCAGCCAAGAGAATGTGGGCTGGCGCCCGCCGAACAAATGTTACTGGAGCGTTACTGGCTAAATCAGATGTTTTGATATCAAATGTCAGATATTGGACGCAATATATTGAAAACGAGGATCTAAATCAACATACTTATGATTTAAATAATTCAGGAATTTCTGCCTCCTATCAGAATATTTCAGCATTGGATTCGAACAATGGCAGTTTAGATATCCTAAACTCCAATACCCTTGCTTTAAATTGGGCGTTTAATAATGTCACGGCTTCTGATAGTGGCGGCAACTTTTATGCTAAAGATATAAGTTCTGGTTCAGCCTTCATCAGAAATAATTATGGCTGGATTGGTAATCTCATGGGATATCAACATTCTTGTTATGGCTATGATTTTGCCGCTAGTTCAGCAACCGTGGTTGATAAATTTACAACAAACAATTTTAGATCTATCGATCCAGAGCAAGTTGTGTCTTCAAACATGATTAATATCTTAACTGAAGATGATAGAGTTTTTGGTTTTGATGAAGATGTTCCAAGATTTCAACACATATTAGAAAAAAGCATGTATGCAGCAATTTCTGAAGAAATGCTTACCTTTTTTGCTGGAGTTGTTGATTTTAATAATCTTATTGGAGAGCCAGTAAATCGCTATAGAGAACGATACAAAAATATAGAAAAACTTCGCGAGGCCTTCTTTAGAAGAGTTACGGGGGAACCTGATGTCGAAAAATTTATTAATTATTATAAATGGTTTGACGATGCCCTGGCCACAGTCGTTTCTCAGTTAATTCCGGCTTCCGCGAAATTCTCCAATAATGTATTTGATACTATCGAGGGTCACGTTTTAGAAAGAAATAAATATCAATCTAAATTCCCGACATTAGAATTTAAACCAGGGGGCTCCATGGAGAGCGGTCACGGCCTACCATCTGCTCCAGGGCGCCCTCCTGGCGCCCCAATTATTGGAATTAATAAAAAGTTATATGATTGGGAACTAAACCATCATCCGGTTACTGATAAACAGAATGTTGAATGTTCTTGGTGGAAAGAAAGGGCTGAGAGAGAAGGAAGTGCTGTAGTTAATTCCGGCGTTACCGTAATTGATAAACAGAGAGATACAATAAAAGATACGATTATTAATGAAAATGGTGATGGCGCCTTATCACTTGTTGACATTAGTGATGGCACTAGGACAACATACAATAGAACAAGTTATGTTAGAAGAAAGCTATCTAAACCCTACAAATTAGGACTTGAGAGAAATTTAGTTATCAAAGGCGGCGTTAATTTCGAAAATAATAAAAATATTCACTATACTTACACCGCATTATATCCTGCAGGGCCAGTAAATCAAGAAGCCGGCGTTTTCGTTCCTAAAAATGTTCTTGTTGGCTTTACCGATGATTTGGTTAGTCTGAAGGACTGCGATGATCCGCAACCAGACCCACACAAAAAAATTAAAAGAATTATTAAGGTACAACACGGAAGAGATTGGGAAGATGGCATTGGCTATAAAAATACTAAATCTTCTTTCTCTTTCCCGTTTAATATTATAAGCTCCTCTTTGAGAACTGGTTATAATAAGCAGGTTGTCGATCGAGTAGCTGATGATATAGAAATTGTAAATTTGCATAATGATGTTTATGGTCCAGATTTAGAAAAACCAATGCAAGGTCCGTTTACTGATGCTTTGGTTGGAGGACACCAATCAAGACACATTGATATTAATACCGGGAACGATACATACACAAACAGACCAGAAGCTTGGAAAATTTTACTTGGTCAATGCACTGTCTTTACGGGTGCCATCGGCATGGTCGGCGCCGATTATCCATGGCCAGAAGCAAACGCGACAGATGTGAGGCCATATCCTATGACTGCTTCACAAAAAGCTGTACATTATAGAGATTTTATTGCCAAGAGACCGGTCAATATTAAGAATATTACTATCTCTGGAAGCTCGAACACAAAATTAGGAAACTATTTTAAGACTTATGAAGTAGTGCATTCATTTGGGGCTTTTTCGAATCCAAGAGCTTTTGTAGAAAATCAGCCAACGCTCCCGCCAAAAGCTTTTTCCACTGAGACGCCTGATGCTACTCAGGTTAAAACATTATTGGATGTTAACGCCCATCACAGCGACCATGTTGATCCCGGCGGTGATTATAGCACGGCTTATCTAACTGGGGCCACCAATAAGTCGATTATTGTAACCAGATTCGCGGCTCCTGGTGGTATCGAAGTTATGACCAAGGGTTATCAAGATTTTAGATCTTCTGATTATTCCGTCTATAACGCACTTAATAATAGAAATTTGTTGGTCAAAAAACCATTCCAAAGCTTTGGAATAGATGTTACTTCCTCGACCGATACTCCCGCCGCCGCGATCGCTTTCAGAGTAAGTGATTTGGGTGGCGAAGATTTTGGATTATATGCCTCTTTGTCGCGGCATGCTTCAAGATTTGGTCGAGACTCTAGACACACTCCCAATCCCATTGGCGATGCAACTACCGAGATTCCCAGTTTACACAAAGTTAATAGAAATAGAAAAGTAAGACTGAAGAGAACAAATGATGGTGACATTTTTGTACCGGAGACAATTACAGTTGCCTCCGCTTCTATGTACGACA